GTTTCACATACACCAATAGAAGTAGATGGTATTATCAATTATAATAATTTAACTGCATTAAATCAATTTAGAAATACTGATTCAAATGCAACTGATTTAACAATAATAACCAATGTACCTCAAGTACCCATATTTCCTGATTCAACTCAACCTGTAGGTGAACCTTACCCATTTAATTCAACAACTGATATTTCAAAATATGGTTTAATGGGTAAAACCAAGGATGGTAATTTCAGGAAAGATTTATTAATTAAAAATTTATATAATTCAGAACAAGAAGAGTTTGATGCTGGTGATTTAATTACATTAATACCAAGTGATATTGAACAACAGTTAGGTTCATATTTAGATATATATGGTGGTTTAAATAGAGGTGATTCATCGGCTATCAATGCTGCAAACATAATTGGTAGTATATTAAATGGTACTGGTTTGGGTTTATCTAGTGCTGGTTTAGTTAGTAATTTTGATTTTAGAGCATCACTAGCTGGTAGAGTATTGGGTTCTGGTGCTGCTGTTAATGACACTAAGTTAGGTTTGATTGGGGCACAACAATTAGCATTATCTTTAGCCAATAATGCAGCTTTTAATGTACAACAAACTGCATTGGGTAGTTTGAATATAACAGATAATTTACTAAGTTTAATAGGTAATGGAACCTTAGAAGGTTTTAGACCAAATTATAATATAACTGTAAGTAGTGACCCATCATCAAGAGTTGGTGATTATACTGAAAGATTATTAGGGTTTACACTACCCTATTCAAAATTAGACGATAGTGGGTCTATATTTGCTAGTGAAAATGGTAATATTGGTAATATTGATAGAGCCAATAATATGATTAAAAACACTGGTAAAGGTCAGGTTTTAGCCTTATTAACCAATATGAAAGCTAATTTGAACGGTACAACATCGTTTGATGACCCAGATTTAAGTCCATTTAGAAGTGGCTATGTTCCAGGTTACACAGATAACAGAGGTAATCAAACATTTACACCAATTACATATGCTTTTGGTGATGCAAATGGATTAATAAATGTGTTAGCTTATAACTCTAATAGTATTATACCAGAATTAAGTTGGAATAGAGAGGAAATGATTAAACAATATGGGTTTGATGATTTACCAGATGTAACATATGATGCATCAACATACCCATCTAAATTCACATGGGGAGCAAATGAAGGTGGTTTAACAAATTCAGTTCCTGGTATTATTGAGGCATCAATTAAAGACAAATATAGTCTTTTAGGTAAGACTCAAAAATTATTTAAGGATATTGGTATGAAAACCATTGTATCATCTAAAGGTGATAAATATCCCGTAATAAAATCACAGTTAACAACACCATCTGGTGAAGGTATATCTAAGGGTAGTGGTGTATTAACATCTAAAGCCCTTCAACAATCAAATGGGTTATCAGCTGATGAAACATATTGTAGGTCATGGACTTCATTGGATAAATATGATACGGTTAATAAATTAATTCGTCATAGAGGTTTGGATGGAATGGGTAATAATTTTAGGTATAATATGCAAAATTCAGTATTAGATGATAATGGTTTTGTTAAGGTTAGCCCTTATAAGTCAGATTTTGAAAATTTATCAGATGAAGCTAGTAATAAAAATGGATTAAGAAATGATATAGCAAAGAATTATATGTTATCTATTGAAAATCTAGCATGGGCTGGAAGTAAAGACATGACCCCAGAAGAAACTGGTCCAGGTGATTTATTAACTGGTGTATTTGGTAAAATTATGTGGTTTCCACCCTATAATATTGAATTTTCAGAGAATAGTAATGTAAACTTAGAAACCACACCATTTATAGGTAGAGGTGAACCAGTTTACACTTATAATAATACTGAAAGAATGGGTAATTTGGCTTTTAAGATAATAATTGACCACCCATCTTATGTTAATGCTTTGTCCGATTATTCAAATGACGAAATGGCTTCATTTTTTGCTGGTTGTTTACCATTAGACCCAACGTTAGCTAATAAATTAACAACAAATGAAAAAAGCATTGTTAACAGTAGAGAAACAACACAAATTCAACAAAAAGTAACCAACAATGAAGAACCACCAAAACCTTTCAAGATTTATTTTCCAAATGACATATCAAATGAGATTTTTACTAAAAAGAAAAGTGGAAGTGGATTTTATGAGGATGGTATGTGTGATGGTAGTGAGGTTGTATTAACAGGTGAGGGCTGTGGTTTAAGTTCACCAATAGATTCTCAGATTGCTGGTGAGTTTGGTAATTCATGGCCAGATAATACAAATTTTGGATTAAATAAACAACAATATCAATTACCAGGTAGTTCAACAATATATTCTGGAATGAATGATAGTAGTTTATTATCGGCTATGAGGGATTATATTGCTAATAAATGTAAAACTTGTAAAATAAAGATAACTGGTTATGCTAGTTCACAAGGTGGTGGCGCAACACCTAATAATGAAACATTAGCGCAAAATAGAACAAATACGGTTTATAATTGGTTAATTAATAATGTACTATCTGATAGTACTAGATATACAACTGTTAATGGTGGAGTAACACTTGATTCTGGTGATGAAAACACACCTGTATCATCTGATAAAGCTAAGAAAGGTAGATTTGTTAAGGTTGAGTTTGAAATTGATAATGAACTTACAACAGAAGCAACTCAACCAGATGTTTTGGTTAAAGGTATTAATACAACAACAGTATCTAGTGGTATTAGAAAGAGATTTTATAACGAAAGTAATTTTTTTGAGAAATTAAAATTAGAAGACCCAATTGTTTACAGTGAAATAAAAAATAAAATAAAATATTTTCATCCAGCTTTTCATTCAACAACACCAGAAGGATTTAATGCTAGACTTAATTTTTTATTACAATGTACTAGGCAAGGTCAAACAAATATTGGTAAGAATAACAGTATAAATAATTTAGCTTTTGGTAGACCGCCAGTTTGTATTTTAAGAATTGGTGATTTTTATAACACAAAAATAATGATTGATAATTTAGGAATAACATATGAACCGTTAGTTTGGGATTTAAACCCAGAGGGTATTGGTGTTCAACCAATGATAGCTAATGTAAATATTGCTTTTAAATTTATTGGTGGTTCATCGTTACAAGGCCCAATAAATAAATTACAAAATGCTTTATCATTTAATTTTTTTGCTAACACACAAGTTTATGATAGAAGAAGTGACACAATAGTTAAAGCTAATAGTATAGAGAAACCATATGAGTTTGTAAATGGTGAAACTTTGGAGGCCGAAACATTTGAAGCAACAACATCTCAATTCAATCCTATTAATCCAGTTACTAGTAACATCAACCAAACTGCCACAGCAAATAATAGCAGTAATTCAATTGAAGTAACTGGAGCCATTGATGAACCTAATATTGTTGGGTTTAATCCAATTATTGATACAAATATTGAGTATTATTTTGGATTTTGGACTATAGTGGTAACATTAAAATTTTCAAAGGTACCAACACAAGATGAAATAAATAAATTAATATCAGATAGTAAATTTCAAATTGTTAGTTTAACTGATAGTTCATTATTTAATGAACAAATGGTTGAATATGTAACTACAACAAATTATTCTTATAAAATACTTATTCCTAGGTTTCCTCGTTTTCCAAACGGTAATTATACATTAAAACTAATTAAGGGTAATCTACTAATTCAATCAGCTAATATAACCTTAAGTAAATAACAATGATAGTATTTTACGATAGATATACCAATTTTAGGTCAAATAATAAGGTAAGCATGATTCCTTTTATACCAATACCATATGAAAACGGTGATAAAACATTTATTTTTAAAAAAGGACAAACAAGACTTGACAAAGTAAGTGATGAATATTATAATAACCCATATCATGGTTGGTTAATATTAGCAGCAAACCCACAATTCGGTGGCTTGGAGTTTAATATACCAAACAGTGCTAAATTAATAATACCATTTCCATTCGATAGTGGGTTAAAGAGATACGCTGATGCTGTGACAACATACAAAAATTTATACGGTGAATAATACAACAAAATTAAGTGACTGCGGTTGCGTCAATGGAAATACAAGGATAATTGACCCAAATCTATTTTACAAAACACCTGATGGTGATTTTAAATCAGATGCTAACAATAATTTTTCAGTCCCACAAGAAGATTTATCAATATCTGTTTCACTTACAGCTAGAAAAAAAAATAGAAGTGTTTTAACACTACAAGGTAGAAGTGAAACAACTTCAGGGTTAATCGGTGATATAAATTTCATTGAAGGAACGGATATCAATGGTGTTAAAAGTTTAACTACAGCTTATACTGATTTATCATTATTAAATGAATCTGGTAATGAAAATTTAGGTATTTCAAATATAAACATTTCATTTAATTCATCAATGGCTCCAGTTATTTCAATTGATTTTATTGATGTTAGGGGTAATGCGTTGTTTCAAGACCCAGATAATTCACCATATAATATATTTTTTGAATTACCTTATCCTATTTTTAATTTAACAATAAAAGGTTATTACGGTAAGCCAGTTAGTTATTGTCTTCATTTAATAAAATTCGATAGCACGTTTAATTCAAATAATGGTAATTTCGAAATAAAAACACAATTCATTGGTTACACCTATGCATTGCTATCCGATATGCTTATGGGATATATTAGAGCAATCACTAATACATCTTTAGGGAAAGAAAAATTTGAAGCTTTGAAAGCTGATAGAAATTATCCTTCATTAATTACAATTGATGAATTAACAAATAAAATTGGTGATGTAAACAAATATGTTATTGCATTAACAAATTCAGACCCAGAGTTCAAAGAATTAAATGATAATACAAATATCAACGCAAATCTAACAAAAATGAAACTATTGGTTGATAACACAATTAATGACATAATAGAAGGTTCTGGAAGTAACGATAAAGGTTTAATTATAGTAAATAATCCAGACTCAGAAAAAATTAAAAAAAATAGTGATTTATTAGTTAATTTAATAGAATCTTTAAAAGTATTAGTTAATGATAGTAACACATCAAAAACATCAAGTATTAAACTGAATGTTGATGATTTTACAAATATTTACAGAATTATAACAAATCCAGGAACAAATCCTACATCAACAGGATTTCAACCAAATCAAGTACCTGAAAACCCTAAATTAAGGATTAATTATTTACCTGCACCATTAAATCCAATTAAAATTAACACAACAGATAAAATATATTTTTTATCAGATACCTTAAGAGCAATTGAAAAATACACCTTAAGAATAAATGAATCCCAAAATAATTTGGTACAAAACGTTGCTAATAAGACGATTAAAGAAGTATCAAAAACTATTAGTAATTCAAATGCTGAATTAGAACCAAATATCAGGAATATAGTTAATATATTTACAACACAAATAGAAGTTTTTTTATGGTGTCTATGGAAAGTATCATATAATGCTGAATCAAATCAATCAAGAAACGCTGAGCTAAATAAATTAATCACCCAAAATGGAAAAATAGAAGGTGTTGATACCATTTTACCTTGGCCTCAATTCAATAAAAAAAATGGAGATAAAATAACAGAGGCTTGGTTAGGGAGTCAAGATGGTATTATTGACTCAGTAAATTCAAATGTAGATGAGGTTAGTTTTGTTAATGAATTTTTGGAAGCAATGATTAAAAGTTATGAAAATGAAAAGGCATCATCTCAGAAAATAGAAAATGTTGATTCATCATGGTATTCAGTTAGTCCATTTGATAATCAATTATTTTTAACAGAAAATCCATACTCACGATTAACAACAGATTATACAACATCTTTTTTATTTGAACAATTAGTAATCAATAGAATGATGGTATTTTTAGGTGTAACATATTTTAATAAAATAACCGAACAAGATATTGAACTAATGGCAACATTAGAGGCTAAGAATTTATTTTACAATATTTCAGATGATAAAATCAAAAGAGCAATAAATCAAAGGTTACCAAGGTTAATTAATGACTTAACAACAAATATTGCTGTATTTGGTGGTGTAGAACCATCAACTTTATTAAAAACAAATGTAGATTCATATGAATATGATTATTTTACAAGAGATGATGGTTTAAGTATAATACCATTAAGTGTAAGTTCAAAATCAAAAATATACGGTGATATATTATTAGAAAATAATACAAATAAATTAAAATTAAATCCTGGATTAATCGTTGAAAACACTAATAAAAATTTTATTGGCATTAGTAATTACACATCAAATACAGGTATTAAAATTAATAATGGAACTTACTATGTCAAGATAGTTGATGATGAGACTTATAAATCAAAGTACGGAATAAATTTACCAACATTAAGTAGTGAAGAATCAGCTATTATTGGTGATATACCACAACTAAAAGAATCAGACCTTAAAACACTTAATTTTAAAACTAATAAATTTTCAAATGGAATCCAAACTTTTGATAAATTGGATTTTGATAATGATAATTATAAACCAGATAACATTTTATTATTTTCTGTATTTTATGCTAATGGTGGTAATACTAACGATAGTGTTGATGACTTATATTACTATAATGGTTTAGGGGTTACTAGATTTGAGGCAGCAAAATTAGAAAATAAGTTAGATGTGAATAATAGACTAAAACAAGGTGTTTATGATTTTGTAACTGAAAATTTCTTTGTATCAGATTGGGCTTACACATATAAAAGTTCAAATTATAAAACAAGGGGTAGTTTATCTCAAACCAGAAAGCACTTAACAACCCAAGCATCAAGTTACCCATATATTTCATTTGAGGTTGGAACAAGTGACGATAAAGATGATACAGCTTGTATTAGCTTATTCGGTAGTTCATTATATTATAATCAAACATCAAAAGAGGCAAAATCGTTTTTATTTTTACATACAATACCATTTAATGGTATGATTGAAAGACATGCCAATAATGTTGGTTTATTTTCACAACCTGAGATTAAAAATATATTTTTAAATGGTGGAGCTTTAATCAACGCACCCAAATTATGGGCTGCATTTGTTGGTGGGTTATTATGGAGAAAGTTTAGTGGTTCAGAATTCGTGGGGCAAAAAACTAGTGCAGTAGACCCAATTAATTTTAAATTTAAAAATACTCCATTAATTAAAGGTGGAATACCAGCCACTAACCAATACCTCAGAAAATATTTTTCAAATAGCCCAATGTCATTCATTGAGGGTGGTGATTATGTTAATTTAGATGATGAATTAATGAATTTACCAACACAAGTTGTTAATGAGTTTATTCTACAATTTTTAGATTTTGTTAAATATGATTTCGACAATATTTCAAAAGACTTAGAAATTATTGATGGTGACGCAAATAAATTAATAACTAAACATGCTCTATTAATTTCATTAGTTACACAAGGCCAAACAAATATATTAAAAAAACCAATAGACGCTAGCTCAACAATATTACCAACCTACCCAAAGGTAAAAGATGATAAAACTTTTTATTGGCAATTAAATCATGGTGATGTAATAAATAACCTTATCAATACGGATAAATATTCAACAATATCACCATTATATGGGCTTGGTAAGAATGGACAATATAGTAGAAGAGCTTATAATTTACACCTACAAGCCCCAGATGACCAATTATATAATTACATTGGAAATAATGGGTTTTTCTTAGAGATTAAAGATGATTCAAATGTTGTTATATCAATCAAAACTTTATTAAATAAAACAGTTTGGATTGCAAATTCAACTAGTGATATTTGGTATGCCCCAATAACAAATGGTGATATTTACAAACCAATATCAGCAAAGATTGATTATGTAAATAAGTATTTAAATAAGTTTACACAAACATATCAAAGTTTATACACCGAATCAACTTCTGTAGTAAATCAAAATGAGAAACGTAATAATATATTTGGAACATCAGATTTAGGGATTATAAAACTAAACATATATAGGCATTTTAAAGCGATATATGATAAATGGATTGCTGGTAGCGAAAGCGGGGATGATATAGTATTCCAATGTGGGACACCAGAAAGCAAAGAATTAATAAAAAATTTTAGATTTATTAACAGAAGTTTTACTGATATTGGAAATGACTTTTTATTAAATCCTTTGATTTTTAAAGATATTTTATTTAAAAATGAAAACGTATCATTTGCTGATACACTTAGTAGGTTGTTAACAGCGAATAATTTCGATTTTATACCGCTACCATCATTTATTAACTTTAGAGATGAAGAAGAAATGGTAAATGTATTTAAACCTTACCCATTCAATGAAATTGTTGATGATGTTGTTAGTGGACCATCTTTTGTGTGTATGTATATTGGACAAACATCAAACAAATTGGATTTAACAGGTTCAAATTTTAGTAATGATGGGTTTAATTTTGATTGTGACAAACCAGAAGGTATACCATCAGATTTTATTAATGAGACAAACGGTGGTGACCCTATATCCGTATTTAAAGTTGGTTTTGGTCGTCAAAATCAGAATATTTTTAAAAACATAAATTTATCTCAAACAGAGTTCACTGAAACTGAAGAATCTTTAAGAATTCAAGATGATATAAGTAAGAATGGTATGCAAACAAGTCAAACACTTGTTGGTCAAAATCTTTTTAATGTATATCAAACCAGAGCTTATAAGGCTTCAGTTGAAATGCTTGGCAATGCGATGATTCAACCCATGATGTATTTCCAATTGGATAATATACCTATGTTTAGAGGTGCTTATTTGATAAATAAAGTTACTCATAGCATCAAACCTAATCATATGACAACACAATTTACTGGTGTTAGACTTAGAGCAGTAGAAACACCGTTGATTGATAAGAAAAAGTTATATATGAGTTGGTTAGCAGCATTGACTAACAACCCAGATTTATTAAATCTAAATTTTGATTCAACAAATAATGAAACAGAGGGGGGACATGGCACTAAATCAAGTTGTAACATAACATTAGAACAACCAATAGGTGCAGAATTGGATTTATTTAAATTAGAAGATTCAAGAAAAGCATCACCATATGTGAATTATTCACCTAAATCAGATGCATTAAGATTTAAATTAGGCTTGAATGAAAAGTGGATGATTGAAAAAAATGGTAAGTTATTGGAAGCAATAGCTAATCAATGGAGATTAACCGCAACAAACACTAGCTATATTGATTACATAACAATAACTAGCTTATCAAACTTTGAAGGAAAAACAAGACCAGTGTATGGTGGCCATCAAACTGGATGTGAAGCGGATATTAGACCAATAACAAATGATGGGTCTGACAATCCAACAAGTTATGGTAATCCAAATTATAGCTTTGAAGGTACTAAGACATTAATTCAAACCATAATTGATACTTCGTTAACCTTTAGTACTGGTGCTATTGGTAGAATTTGGTTTAATGACCCTGAAATTATAAAAACATTTAAAGATTATAAGGGTAAAAAATGGGTTAATTGTTTAGAAGGGCATGATAGTCACATTCACATACAATTTAATGTACCAGAAAGTGTAAGGGATTCAATAGCAAATGGTAATAGTGTAGCACCAATCCCTAATACAAATCAAGGGTCTGTCGGTCCAGTAGCCAAAATACCAAATAATACAACAAAAGGATTAGGAGCCATAGATATTTAATATGACAAACGAAGAAAAAGCACTATTGGATGTTATTGCCTATGCGGAAGGAACATTGGGTGTATCACAAAATGGTTATGACCTATTATATGGGTTTAGAACAATTATTGGTTGGGAACCTAATACCACAATAACTCATCAAAATGGTGGTTGGAAGTATAAAATTGGTGAGAAGAAAGACGGAACAGCAATTTTCACTACGGCAGCTGGTCGTTATCAATTCACATATCCAACTTGGGTTGGAATGAATGATGATAAAAACACCCCATTAACAAAAAGAAACCAAGATATTGCTGGGGTTAAATTAATAAATAAAAAAATAGGTGGCATCAATAAAAAGCTCTTAAAAAAAAATAAAGACACTGATTTTAAGAAAGTTATAGACTCATTAAAAAACACTTGGACTAGTTTTAAGGTTAAGAAAATAGATGATTTACATGGAATTTATTTGGAAGCCTTAGATATTTACGATAAAAAATCTAAAAAAAGTCAATAAAAAGTAGTAAGTTTGTTGGATGATAATAGGCAATATAGTTACAACTTCTAAGATAAACCAGGTAAAATACTTCAATTATTATGATTCACTTGAATCGATTGAGAATGAGTTACCAACATTGGTAATTGGTTGGGAATTAGCTAAAAAGCTACCGAATTATAGCATTTTTAATAAGAAATTAACCGATAAGTTATTTTGGACTTTTAATAAGTTTGAAAAGAGAAGTATATTTGATGTTGATTTATATGAATTCACAGATTATTGCTATAATTCAATTATTTGTGATGTTAAATATTATTTCATAGATAATTTATTATTAGATAAAAAAACAATATATCGTATTGTTCGAAAAATATTATCATCTGGTAAGATAATTTCTTGTATTATTGAAGATATGGTTTATATTGGTTGTGATAAGTTCATATTTGGATTAAATAAAAATTTTATAACATATATGAAATATGATTATGATAAATTAATTTTTAAAATAAAAAAGCATAGTAACGTTTTTTTGACTAATGAAGAAATACTTATGGAGTATAAGCATCACATTGATTGGCTTGATGAAAAAATAAGGTATTTACCACATATAATTGGAAAGGAAAATGAAGAAAAAAATATTGTTAGCGTCATTTGTTAAATCAAATGATTTAGATAATTTTATTAGTAAGTTAGGTTCACAGTATAATATTAATATAAAAGATATTTTTTGCTATAAGATGTTAGAAACATCTAACATTAATATTCTAACATATAAGTTATTTTTATCACCTTCAGACAGGTTTAATTTCAAAAGTGAGTTAAATAATGCGATACCAATTCATAAACATGGTGATACACTTTACACTATTAATGCATTAAATAAATTAATATCTAATATTGGTAATGATAATTATGGCAATGTAGACAACTCTAAGATAATCATAGATTGGTCAAAATACCAAAATAATATCATTCTCACATCAAAAGGTAATCTATCTATTTCACCTATAAGTAGGATTTTTTAGAGTTTTCTATGTATTTATAATAAAAAACTTTATGAATACAAACGAAAATAAGGATAAAAATTTAAAATCTAATTTAGAGAATTTATTAGGTGAAACGCCAGTAAATGAATTAGAATGTAACACTGAAGAATGCCGAATCAAAGAAGATAAGAGTATCTTGGAAAGAGTTTCTAAAAAAATAATAGTTGAAGACGGAAGACAATTACTAATCTAATGAAGAAAAGAACATTAACAAATGAAGAAATATCTTCATTCAAGAATAAATTCAAGCTTCTTTGTGAATATGATTTCTATACTGGTGATAAAGATTTAATCCTAGGTTCTGAAATGACAGAGGCTGATGAACCAGTTGAAGATAAACCAGAAGATTCAGAGGGTGGTGAAGATAATATGGATGCTGAATTAGATTCAGTAGCGTCTGAATTAGGTGTTGATGATTCTGAGGGTGGTGAAGAAAACATGGAGGAACCAGCTAAAGAGCCAACACCAGAACCAGTTGCACCACCAGCACCACCACAAGATGATTCAATTGAGTTGGATGTAACAGAATTGGTTAATTCAAACAATGAAGTAAAACAAATTGCTGATGAAAGCAATCAAAAAGCATCTGATTTATTAAATAAATTTACTGAGTTACTACAAAAGGTTGACAAGGTTGATAAATTAGGAAAAAAGATTCAGGATTTAGAAAAAGAAGTAATCAAAAGAACACCAACACCAGTTGAGAAAATGGAAATGCGTTCATTAAATTCTTTCCCATATTCATTGAAATTAACTGATTTTTGGTCCGAAAAAGAAGGTCAGTATGATGTTATGAATGTTGATAAGAAAAAAGAATATGTGTTAACAAAGGATGATATCAATAGAACATATAGCGATAGCGAAATAAAAAGAAGTTTCGATGTTGGGTATGAAGAAGAAGATATTTAAAAAAAAAAGACTAAGAAATTAGTCTTTTTTTTTTTGATTATGTTTTTAATAAAAAAAAAAGTAGTAAGTTTGTTGAAATAATTAGAAACAGGGTATTGACTTTTTTAAAAAAAAGATTACATTTGTGTCAATTAAACATAACATAACATTCAAATTAAACATTAACAAATGAGTGAAGTAAACAATCCAGCATTACAAGCGATGCTAGACCAGTATGAAAAAAATACTGCGAAAACAACAGCTAAAACAACAACTGATTTTAATCTAGAAAATTATTTCAGTACTTTCCTTCCAAAGGATAAAGAAACAGGTCAAAAGGTAGTTAGAGTATTACCACCATCAGATGGTTCAACACCATTCGTTGAAGTTTATGGCCACTCAATTAAAATTAACGGTGAATTTAAAACATTCATGTGTTTAAAACACATGGAAGGTAAACCATGTCCGTTTTGTGAGGCCAATGAAGCACTTAGAGCAACAGGAACACCAGCCGATAAAGAATTAGCTAAGAATTACAGTTCAAGAAAGATGTATGTTCTAAAAGTTATTGATAGAGAGAATGAAGCATTTGGTCCAAAGTTTTGGAGATTTAAGCATGACTATCGTAATTCAGGAACAATGGATAAAATCATGGCTATTGTAAGAGCAATGCAAATAAATATTGCTGATGTTCAAAATGGTATTGATTTAACTATCATGTTAGCTAAAGACCAAAATAAAAATACGGTTATTCAAAGTATTGTACCAGGTATGCCAAAACCATTACACGCTGACCAAAGTATTATTGATAAATGGGTTAATGACCCTAAAACATGGAGAGACGTTTATGCTATTAAGAGTTATGATTATTTGGAAATCATAGTTACTGGTGGTGAACCAGTGTTTGATAAAACACTTAATAAGTATGTGGCTAAGGCTTCACAAGAAGCAACTGCAACTGAAGAAAATAGACTTTCATCAGAATTAACGGCTGGATTAGAAACACATAAGACAACTATGATGAATACAACTTCAGAACCTGAGGTTACTATTGAATCAGAAAATGACTTGCCCTTTTAATTTAAGGTAAAATAAATAAGAGGATAGTAATTAGGAATAGTTATTATCCTCCCTAATACAAAACAATTATGGGTAAAGTACCAAAGAAAAAAATAGAGAAAAAAACATTTGACTTAGATGGGTTTAAAGATTCTGAAGGATTAAATAGAGATGTTAGAAATAAAGAATTAAGTTGGATACCATTATCTGAGGCTTTTTTTGATGCGTTAGGAATTCCAGGTATTCCAAGAGGTTATTTTACGAGTTTTAGAGGGTTTTCTAATACTGGTAAGTCAACTGCTATATATGAAGGTGTTGCTGGAGCGCAAAAAATAGGTGATTTACCTGTAATATTTGAAACAGAAGGTAATTGGAATTGGGAACACGCAAAAAATTGTGGTGTAGAATTTGAACAATTTGTTGATGAAGAAACTGGTGAAGTAAAACAAATAGGAAATTTCATATTTATGGATAGTAATGATTTATTACAAAAATATGAAAATTACGATTACGAGTCTTCAAAAACATTAACCAAAAGATTGAGACATGAGGTAGTTGTAGAAGATATAGCTAGATTTATGAATTATATATTAGACAAACAAGATGATGGTGAAATACCAATGAGTATAGC